TGCGGATGACGGGAACGTCCGGGCTTTGCACGGTCACCTTTTTTTCAATACCGCCTTCCCCGGAGAGGATTCCCTGTGCCGCCGATTTTGCGGCGTCCATCGTCTCGTCCGAACCCCTGGTGTAAATCCTTTGCCTTACCCCGTACCTGGTCTCCCCGTCCACGGTTGCGTCCACGCTGCGTTTGCCGTCATCGTCTGCCTGCCCTACCACCTTCACACGTGTGATGAGGTTTGATGTGCTGATGGACATGCTGATAGATTCGGTGTTGTCTGGCTCGAACACGTACACGGTTTCGTTGCCCCCCAGCGGCATGATGCTCGTATACCCCTTTGCTGCCCTTATGATGCACTTTTCCCCGCCTTTCTTTGCCGCATCGTCCAGGAGTCCGAGCATGATGTCTGACAAGTATTTATTTTTATCGACCATCTTCCCATGCGCAATATCCGGCCCCCTGTATTCGCCCTGGGGGATTCCCCAATCATCCAAAACCCCCTGTATTGCCGCCTGCGTTCCGGTGCCCGATGGGTAATAACGGTTGTCCTGGCTCTTCTGCAGCCTGTATAGTTCGTCATAGCAGGTGCATTTCAGATTGTTCCCGCTGTTCGTTTCCACAGGATTCCATGTTTCCACGTATCCCCTTGCCACTTCCTCATTCAGAGAACCTCCGTCAGATGTAAAGATACCCACTAAGCATCCCGGTTTGATGATGCTTGACAGGTACCCTTTTGATGTCTTGTCGTTCCTCGAAGTAAAGGAAGAGCGTACCGAGATTTCGCTGTCGTTTTCTTCCCACCCCAGGTTTTGGATATAATCCTGGATATTGTACTGCTTACCACTTTCATCCATCACCACGACACGGTATTTGATTCTTGATAAATCAATCACTGCCACCTCCTATCCCGGTATTGTCAGAACTTCTCCGGGCCATATCCAGTGACCGTGATCAGAACTCGACTTACCGTGTTTTTTTGCCTCTGCCTCTATGGTTCCGGCATTGGCATCATAGATTTGCGTCCATTTGCTACCACTGCCCAACTTCTTTGAGGCTATTCCCCACAACGTATCTCCGCTCACAACCGTGTAAGTGCTGCCGCCACCGCCGCCAGATGAACCTCCAGAATCATTCCTGGGCTTCGTCTTTTTCACGAATTTAGCAATTTTCAGCTCATCAGTGGTATATATCTGCAGGGGTTTTTTCTGCACAAACGTAATGGAATACTCTACATTTCCATAGGCGCCTGCTGGTCTCGTCTGGAATGAGGAAATCGTGACATCCACGTTTATCCACGTTTCCGTCACGATCAGATTCAACACCGTTTCATTCTTCATGAAATTGTTCAGAATTTTCACGCACTCATTCGGCTCTTTCCAGCTGTTCTTCTTAACGATTGGCTCATTCCTTTTGGATTCCCCGAAAAAGACGCCATTCCATGTGAACTCTGCCACATCTGTTCCTTTTGGCACCTTGACGGTACCCTGGGATATGATGTCAAAACTCTGGTACTTCGCACCATACTTCCCCTGCACTTTCTCTGGCAATGCCGGAAACGTAAACTTTGAACCGCTCCCAGCAGGAATCAATTTTATATCCATAGTCTACGCCTCCTTTAATGGCATATTGGAGAATACCTCTTCCAGCTTTCCGGCAATCTCGCCGCCCAGTTCGTCAGCCATTTCTTTTAAGTGCTTTCTGATTACCTGCATAATGTCCTCTTCGCTCTGTCCATCCCCGCCATGAATAACAAACTCTGGTTCCATTTTTACACTTACCTGTATCGGTGAGGTCCCTAAACTGCTTTCCCTTTCTGCTGGTACAGGTTCATACGCCCATGCTGTTTCTCCGTCATATTTGCCCTCTGTGATTTCGTTATAGGCTATGGGAGCGTTCCTATTGACATCACTGAATAAACTATAATCTGCTGCAGTATCGCTCAAAATAGAGCCACCTACATAACCGCCAGCTGTATTGGCAGACACTCCCAGCGCTACCCCTGCCTGTTCGTACAAGTCTAATGCCCTGGCCCGCCTGCTCGGATTTGTAGGAATGACAAACTCGCCATATCCTTCCTCTGCCAGCCACGATAACTGAGGACCGCCACTCACATAACCTCCTGCTGCATTTCCTGTTAGATATGTCGATGCTGGTGTATTTATCACACCAGAAGAATTCTTCATTTCACCAGTTCCAACAGAAGATATCAGACCCGTTACTGCGCTGAAACTTGGCGTCAGTTTAACCGTAGTTTCTACTTCATAAGGAGCAGCACATGCCTCATCCAACGCTTCCTGTGTTGCCGATCTAAGGGATGGCACTTCTGCCAGTATGCTTTCGATCGCACTGTCGGTGAGCGCCGTGCCACATCCGGATCCCGCCTCACTAAATGCCTCCTTAGGTATCGTCTCCGCTGTAGATTTCAACAATTCTGATATTGCCCCTATCGTTTCCGTATCAAGCCCTTCCAGATCAAACCACTCTTTTATATCATCTGCACTCCAGGAAGATATTTCTGGTTTTAAAGATAACGCCCCATTTAATACCTTTCCCAGTTTTTCAGCTGTTGTACCTTCCAATTCAGGCAGGATACCGTCCAACTGCTCCTTAAATGCTTCTGATATCGACTCTAACTGGAAATTCTCTACTTTGGCACTAAGCCCGCTCATCTGTCCATGGTACTTTTCTGTAGCTTCTGAAACTGCCTGGTCATATTCCTCTTTTGTGATCGCATTATCTGCAAGCTGCAAGTTCAGATTTGTCAATGTAACCGTTAGTGCATTATCATACTGTCCGGACAATACCTCTACATTTGCCTGCAACGCTTCCTGCATGGCTCTGAAACTGTCAAGATCCATTGCTGCACCGCTGTATTTGATCTTCATAGCCATAAATCCCGCATCACTTTCTGCGGAAACCACCTTTCCAGTAATCTCCGATATCTGGCTCTGCAGGTTTTTAATCTCTGCAGATTCATCCAATGTGATAACGCCGTCATTTAATGAAATAGCAACGGTTTCTGTCAGTCTGGATCCAAGATTTTCCATGCGGTCTTTCAGCTCTTTATAATAACTGTCTATCCCACTCGTATCTGCACCATCCCCCATCAACAACTTCACGGACGTCGCTGCTTCATAATGTTTGGAATCAAGTAACTCCTGTCCTGCATTCAGAAAACTTTCTATTGCCTCTCTATAACTATCCTGGTCCAGATCAGATAACTCCATTCCAAGGCCAACTTTCCAGTTTTCCTTTTTCAGCTTTAACATGGCAGATTGCAGATTGTTCAGCGCTACTTCTGAATCGGACGTCACTGCTGAAAACTCTTCTAATTCATCAGATGCCGCCCCAAAGGTTATCTCATCTGCGATCTTCTTTACCTCTGCCAGCGACAGGGAAATATCCCCGAAAGCCTTTTTTGCAACATTCGCACATTCCTCCTGGAACATCAATGCAAACTGTTCTGCAGAAACTTCCGAATCATTCATAGCCTGTGCCAAAGCCTCATTTTTGAAAGTGACATCCTCGATTGATAGCCCCGTGGCCTCAAATACTTTCTGTGCTTTTTTGGCCTCCTTCTGCATTTCCTCTACATTCTCCTGGTATTCCTCCTTAACCTTATTTCCCTTGATCCATCCGGCAATACCGCCAACACCGGCACCGACTAATGCGCCAACCGCCGTACCTATGCCGGGGATGATTGAGCCTATCGCCGCACCGGCCGCGGCTCCTGCAACCACACCGCCTGCTTTCCATCCCGCCGACTCTCCGTAGGCTTTTGACTCTTCCTTGTTTTCAGACTTGATTGCTTTATATGCGTCCAACGCACTGCTCACCAGCGTTGCACCTGCGGCGATTGCTCCACCACCAGCCGCCATTCCTGTCGCACTCAGGGCAGTAGCGCTCATAGATGTACCACCCGCCAGGTTTCCAGCTCCCAAATTGATTGCCAACAAACCAGAATTTCCTAACAAACCTGTACCAGAGGCCGCCGAACCCAGGAATGATCCTACGAGAGATGTACCCGTTGCCGCGTTTATACCGAACAATCCTTTACCGATACTTGCCGCCCCTCTTCCCATACTGATTAACGGCGTTGCAATTTTGCTGAGCATAACCGCCGAAAAGATTGAAGATAAATCCGGAGCCTCTCCGCCCGGTAATAACTTACCGGCATTAGAAAACAGATTGCCGAATCCCTGCCATAACTTCTCGGATATTGCCCCGAAATCAAACCCCTCTGAAAAACCCTTTGCAAAGGATGCGCCGATGCTTACTCCTTCGTCCATGGTTTCCCCGATGTCAATTCCCAGCATAGCCATAACACCGACTTTTAAGCCGGTACCGATTCCTGCCCCGATGTCCTGTGCAAAATCCGCAAACTTTGCCTTCCCCGTGCTATTCCACCATTCTGAAAACGGCTCTGCAATAAATTCATCCCAGGCTATCTTGACCTTTCCAAGGAAATCTGCGTCCTGCCATTCTTTTGTGTCAGCAATCGCGTTGAATTTTCTCTGCATCCGGTCAATTTTAGTGTCGAGCCAATCCATAAATTCATCCAATCCCTGCTCAACTGCGGGCATCTGAGCGGTAAGCCAGTCTGCCAGACTTCTCACATACGGAGATAACCTCTCGCCAAAGGATATTTTTACCCCGTCAACCGCACTCTGTAGCAGAGTAATGGAACCCTGCAGATTATCCAGCATTGTTTCAGACATATTTGCCGCTGCGCCGTCTGCGTTATTGATTGCATCTGCCAGCTTGTTATAATCCTCTTCGGATGCGTTCAGGATCGCCAGCAATCCTTTTTGTGCCTGTGTGCCTGCGATTGTATTCGCAAGCTGGGATTTCTGCGCTGCTGTCATATTAGCAGTAGCACTTCTCAATTCTCCCATCACATCCGACAGATCCCTTGCATTTTCCTCGGATGTGAAAAACTCAATCCCCAAATCAGACATTGCATCCGCCGCACCGTTGGTATTGGTGGAAAGCCTGGTAAAGATTGAGTTCAAAGCTGTCCCTGCCATAGTCGCCTTAATACCTGTACTTGCCATGAGGCCGGTCATTAAGGCTACATCCTCTATGGAGTAACTGAGCGCTCCCGCCATAGAGCCGGCATATTTGAAAGTTTCACCCATCTCAGAAACTGTTGTATTCGCATTTGATGCTGCCGCCGCCAGGACATCCGAAAAGCGACCCGCTTCCGATGCCTCCATATGGAATGCCGTCATCGCATCCGTAACAATGTCGGACGTGGATGCCAGGTCCTCCCCGGATGCGGCTGCCAGGCTTAGTATGCCCTCTATGCCGTCCAGCATATCCCCGGCCTTCCACCCGGCCATGGCCATATAGTTGAACGCCTCGGCGGATTCTGTTGCTGTAAACTTTGTTGTGGCCCCCATTTCTTTTGCCTTGTTGTTCAGCTTTACGAAATCGGAGCCGGTTGCCCCGCTTATGGCCTTGACCTGCGACATAGCGGCCTCAAAGTCCTTATAGGTATCCACCGCATCCTTAATCCCTATACTGACCCCGAGTACCGCCCCCACCTGGAAGACGGGGTTCTTTAACAGGTTTATGATTCCCCTCACAGGCGATGTAACCAGGTCAATGGCCCGCATCGTTACGTTCCACGTTTTCCCGGCAAAGCCACGAAGCCCGTTCTTTACCGTAGCCAGTACTGGCGTAACCTTGTCCTTCGCCTCCAGCAGGATTTGGTATTTTTCCTTTGCCCACCTGGCCAGGCTTTTTTCCGTCTTCTGCGCACGCCGGTCAAACTCGGAGACGTATTCCGAGGACTTCTTTGCCTTCTGTCCTGCCTTGTCTGCTTCAGCGCCCAGCTTCCCCACCTTTTTGATTAAGTTTGACAATTCTGGCTCCGTTTCATCAATGGTCTCTATCGGGATTTCAATCCTGAGTGTTTCAGCCACCGCCCTCACCTCCTTTCGCCCATGATTCCAGGGTTATTCTCATAGATGCAAGCATAAATGCCCGCACCCCTTCCGGTTTGGCATAGAATTCATCCGGGGTAATGCCTGTTGCCTGGAAAATGTGGTGCAGCAGGC